GAGCCGGGAGCGGTTTGGCCCGCCATCTCCTGCAGTTGAGGGTAGTCGCGCGTGGCCGCTTGCACGGCAGCGTTAACTGGGCCCGAGTAGTTCGACGTCTGAGCGTCATAGTATTGCCCAAAGCGGTTGTAATGCTCCTGCGCAGCTTGCGCGAGGTACGGCGTCCAGTCGAAGTCCGCCGGCAAGCCCGCGTTGGCCGCTATCTGCGCCAGGTTATCGTCGATCCAATTTCGTCCGAGATTGGACTGCGATTGACCACCGGGACTCGCGAACCCACCGTACAAGATCATCGGCAGCCGTTGATCCCCCCATCTCTCAGGCTGCAGATCCGCCTTGCCTTGCGCCCACTGCATCGCAGCGTTGGGCACTGCCGGAGTCGGCGCGAAACTCGTCGCCGTAGACGGCGCGATCTCGGCCAGAAAATCAGCGTTCGGATCAGCCGCCACGTCCGCGGTGTCGTATGTAAAAATTCCCGTTCGGGGGTTAAGCGCCATTTCAGTTCCTAGCTAAGGAGAAACTCCATCGTGCTGTTGTACCGTGCGCCTTTGGCGAGGTTGATCGCCGCTGGGACCACCATTAGGTTATCCGGGTGATGCAGTCCGCCGAGCACCAACGGGCGGTCGTGATCGACGTGGTGCTCTACGCCGGTCTGCGTCGTCCGTGCTTTGGCGATCTCGTATAGTTCTCGAATACGGAACTTGTCGAGCCAAGTGAGCGGAACAGCAGCTTTCGCTCTGAGGGATCGGCGACGCCCGTTAGCCACGCCTCGCATCTCAGGGTTCGCCGTAATCCACTTGCGGTTGCTCTTGCGGTTGCTCTCGCGCGCTATCTCTGGGTGTTCTGCGCGCCATTTCTTATTGCGTGCAAGCACTTTCCCCAGGTCGTCCGCGTACCGTTTAGCGTCATGCCGGCGACTGATCTCGCGGTTCTTCTCCGGGTTCGCCTTTCGCCAGGCTCGACGGTACTCGCGAGCCTTTCTGCGCATCTCCGCTGTGTTATCCGCGAGCCGCTTACAGTAGCTCGCGCGCTTGATCTCGCGGATATGCTCCGGTTTCTCTGCTCGCCGTTTGCGCATACTCGCGCGCCCGCTGCCGCGAGCACAGCCGCGGCAATACCCGTCCGGGCGTTGCTCACCCTGCAGTTCGGGGTGCTTGACACAGACTTTTCCTAGGAAAATTGTCATTTGATCTTCGTGGCGCCCGGCTGCGCAAAGATGCGCATCGAGTTCAAAGTGATCTTGCTGCCGCTCACCGGGAAGGAGAAGCCAAACATCGCGACCTGGCACGAGCGTCCGATCGAGCCGGAGATCGTCCCGATGCCATCGCTGAACTCACCCGAAGAACAGGTGAAGGAAACGGAGTTCACGGTCGCGAGGTAATCCGTCCGCCACTTGAACGTCCCGGTCTGTCCGGAAGTCGCCTCGAGCGTCGCGGCGAAACTCTTCAGGTGCTTCAGCCGCGTCTCATCCTGGAAGTCGTCGTGCAACGTAAACCAGTCCAAGGTGTAGGCGCTGTTCCCGCCGTCCGACGTGTATCCGGTGAACTTGCCGATGCCATCTGTCATCCCCGTGTACCAATTGCCGTCCTTGTCGACCGCAAAGGCCCGGAACGAGTTTCCGGTGTTCGTCCAGCTCGTCACCGCCGGCACCGTAATCGGATCGGGCAGCACCCGGTCGACGTGGAAACAGTACACCTTGTTCGCGGTCGGCGCGTTCAGCACGTACCAGCGTTGCTTCGGGTAGTAGCCGCCGCGCACTCGGGTCATTGTCTCGCCCGCGTACGTAGTGAGCACTTCATCGGCGATCATCTTGCTGATCTTCACCGGAACCGGCAGCAGCGAGATGGTCTGCGCGAGTTTCGGGATCTTGTAGACACCGTCGTCCGACAGAAAGTACAGGTCGCCGTTCGCGATCACAACGCTGTCGCGCGCCCGGCAGCCGAGGTTGCTGATGACATCCGTCAGCTCCATCGTCGACGGATCGTGATCCGCGGGCAGGGTGTAGAGCAGGATCGATCGGCGGCCGAGAATCACAAGGCGCCCTGACATGAACGCCAGCGCAACGATCGTATCCTGGCCGCTGGGCCACACGTTACGCACGTCGAGGTTCCCGGCGTCGCCGCCGGTCCACGTCTTCCCGTCCAGCAAAGCCGACCACCAGACAGTGTAGGAATTGCCGCCAGCGGCGTCGTCGGCGGCCCAGAGACGGCCATCCGCAGCGAGAACGACATTGGGGCTCGACGTCCAAGGCTGTGCTACTACTGATTCTACAGCAAACGTCGTCTCGTTCAGGCAGGTAAGCGCCTGCCCGGCCTGCGCGGCGAAGATTTTGCCGGTGAGAGAGGCGAACTGCCAGTTCTCCTGCGCTGCGGTGCCAGCGGAGGCTGTCCGCACCGCCACGAAGCCGGTCAGTGTGGTGAAGAGGTTCGCCCCACCGCCGCCGGCGGTCAGGGCGATGCTGCTCGACGCTCCGGTCGTGGCGCTGATGAACTTCAGGTTGCCGCCGACAATCGACACTGTCGCGCCGGTAATGTCATTGTTGATCTGAGTGACTAGGTTCGTGTAGGTCTGCGCCGCTGACCCAACGATGGAAATCGTCTGCGCGTTCCCGTCACCGTCGGGCTCCATGTTGTACGTGTACACCGTCGCGTCATTCAGGAGGCCCGTGGCGGTGGCACCCGTCTTTGCGCCGCCGACATCGACAATTTGCGAGCCCGCGCGATAATCGAACCGCGATGTGAGCGTCGAAATCCCGCTGTAGATGACACCGGCCGAAGCACTCAGCAACGTGTCGGTGCCATCGTTGTTCCGGTGGTTGAAAATCTGGTGAATCGTGCCGGAAAACCCCGAGGTCTGCTGGACGAAGTCCTCCCGGCTGCAGAGTTTGCCGGTCGCGTCGATGACCCAGTTAGACGCCTGTGAACCGAGCAGCTTCGGGGTATCGTTCGCCGCAATCGTGTCTTGCGTCGATACGCCGTACTGCCCGGGTTTCGGAAAGGAGAGTCCCTTGATCTGACCCACTACAGCGGCTCCCACACGAGTTCGTCATCATCGTGTCCGGCTTCGCGCGCAATCGCCGCCGCGAGAAGATCGCGCATGACGAACGTCTCGCCCGGCTGGGGTTTCGGCGCCATCTCGTCGCCGCGCTCGATCATCGCTCGCGCGAGAGTCTCCTCGATCAGCACGTTCTGCGGCACCAGCGCGACGTCTGTGCCGGCGGACAGATCATCCTGCCCCACGTAGACGTTGAACATCATCGCATAGACCGCATCCGGCTTCGGCCAAACGTCGATCTTCGCATCGTAACCCGCGGAGATCCCCGCCGGAATGAAATACCGCGGAGGGCCGGTCTGAACGCTCGCCGCCGGCACGCCGAAGAACCAGACGTCGAACTGCGCATTCGTGCCCCTCTCAATCAAGCGGCCGGATGTCGTGTCCCACCCGCTGATGACGGCCGCTTCCGGCCCGGCGCCGGTGAAGGTGTACGACGTAGTACCGGCGACAGTGTCCACTGAGAAGGTATCGCGCAGCGCGTTCCAATAGAACGCTTGCTCGATCTCGGTCTTCACCTGGTTCACCAGCTTGCTGATGAACGTCGAATATATGGTCTCGCTGACCGTCGCGACCGTGGCCTCGCGCATGCGCGCAAGGACAAGGTTCACAATGTCAAGATATGTCTTGCCGTGCGTCGCCACGATATTCCTCTAGGTATGCCGCAGCCGTGCGGAGCACAGTGGGATCATCGGCAAAAAGTCCTAAGCCCACGTTGCACGAGTGGCAAAGAATGCGTCGAATCGTGTTCGTTCTGTGGCAATGATCTACTACAAATCCGATCCGGCTGCGCCACTTGCGTGTCCATTTCGCGCTTTCCGGCCGCCGACATATCGCGCAACAACCGCCTTGTTCGGCTAGCCTAGCTTCATACTCCTCTAGCAACATCCCGTGCGCTTTCCACAGATTCCGCCGTCGAAAATACTGCGGACCATCGGGGAAGCGCGCTTGTCGCAACGGAGTGGATAGCGCCCGGTCTCGCGGCCACCCGCGCTTAAGCCGGGCAAAGACCGCAGAATAAGGCAGCCCGGCCGCCTTCGCTGCGCCTCTTAAACTCTTCAGAGCCATCTAGTCCTGCCTCCGCTCAGCCTGCGCCTGAATGTAGCCCTCAATGCGGGCCGTGGCTTCCGCGACGTGGTTGAGCCGATCAAAAATCCCTTCGAACTGCTGGCGTTCTTGCTCGGCATGCTCATCATGGTTCTTGCTGATCGCCGCGATCGCGGACGTCAGCTCTTCTTTCTGTACAGAGCCGACCGCCCGCTTCCAGACGTAAGCCACCGGCAAGGCGAGGACGACGCCCGCCCATTTGACCAGCTCGGTATCGAGGAGAGAAGCCACGATTACAACTTGATCATCGTGTTCAGGAACAACGTCGGCTGCATGTTTTGGTGCGCCGTGCCGCTGCCTACTGAGGTGCTAGTGCTGGTGATGCTGCCAATTACGCCGCCGCCATTCGCGTCTACTTGTGCGGTACCGCCGGGTGTGTTGCTAATAGAATAACTAGTGTCGTGTGTGTGCGCCGCCAATTCGCCGATGACTAGGGGATGCGTCTCTACCCCGGTAACGAGCGCCAGCGCCCGAGCCGTGAGGCCCGAACCGGAACCGTAAGTGGCCAGCGCGCGGCCCAGGGCTTTCGGCAGCGCGATTGTCTTGTCGGCGGCATAGTCCGCCGCCGCACTCGCACCACGGCCGCCGCTCACCGCGCACTGCGCATCCGCCGTATTCGTCCACAGCAGCGCGAACAGGTCTTCAGTATCAGCATTGGCGCGCGTTGACCCCCCGCTTGCCACGTTGCCGATAGTGCCGTCGTTCATCAGTACCCAGCCGGTATCGGCCGTGGTCTTGAGAGTCAGCTTGACGTCGCCGGTGGTGAAGCCTCCAAGCGCTAGCCACTTTACTCCCGTCGTCTCGCCGGAGTCTGCCGACAGGACATCCCCGTTCGTACCTACCGGAAGGCGAGCGACGGTATCGGCGGCCGTGCCGGCGAGGAGATCGCCCTTCGCCGCGATCGCATAATTGACCGTGTCAGCGACATACTTCAGGCCTGCTGCCTGCGCGGAGTCTGCGACAAGGCGCGTTTCGTTGGCACCCGCGGTGAGCGCAGCTACCGTATCAGCAGCCGTGCCGGCCAACAAATCGCCTTTCGCGGCGATCGCGTAGTTAGTCGTATCCGCGACGTACTTCAGGCCCACCGTCTCGCCTGAGTCCACAACAAGGCGCTGCTCGTTGGTCCCAACCGCCAGGCGCGCAACCGAATTGTCGGCGATACCCGCAATCAAATCTCCCTTGGCGTCAACCGTCGCCTCCGAGATCGACGGATCTGGAGTACCCGCGCTGCTGCCACTACCGCGATCGACACCAAAGCCTGCCACGCTACTCTCCTCCTGCTAAGACTACGCCCGCTTCGTGGCTTGCGCCACGGAGACGAACGGGATGGGGCGCTCCGCCTGATCGGCCTCGTCGACGATCACCTCGCCGAACTCGTCGATGCGCTCGTAGTCCGGATGGTTGCGCATTTCCTGTGCCTCCCAGTACGAGTCAAGGACCAGAGGTTTCGCCGTGGGATTCGTCGTACACCGAAAATAGAACTTTTGCGACATGTTCGCTCCTTGTGTCGTTGTGGAAGACATTACGTGAAGTTGCCGATCGCCAGAACCGTCGCGCCCGCGCCGGTCGTGACCTTCCACGCACCCGCGCGGCTACGAGCATTGATCTCGACGACATAAACGCCGACGCCGCCGCCAGGGGAGTTCGGCAGGATCGAGATCGCCGACCCACCGCCATCCTTGATCGAGGTAGCCGCCGTCGCGGCAGTCGCCACAGTGATGATGAGCCGGGCGAGGTAATCGCCAGCGGCGCCGCCGGGGCCCATCGCCTGATCGGTTTGGCTCGCTGCAACGGTTTCGTAGGAAGAATTCATAGGTGGTCCTTTCTGAAAAACGCTATACGAGTTCCGCCGGCGGGGTGCCGGACTGATTGACCGTCCAGACTTCGCCCGTGCCGGAGGTGAACGATACGGCCGTCGCAACTCCCTCTCGGGGATCGAACTTAGCAGCCACCGTGCCGCCGAGGCCGTTCCGAAGTTCGGCGTAATAAACCTTGCCGACGGTAAGTTCTGACACGCCGGCATCAAAACCGCTGATGTTGAGCAGTGCCGTGGAATCAAAGATTGCTGTGGCCGTCGCCGTCGTCACCGTCGTCCCGAGCTGCGTCCAGTCCACTCCGTCATCGCTCACGTAGAATTTCACGTCATTGCCGGCCGCGCCGTTGTCCACATCGAGCGTCGCGCGTACCCACTTCCCGGTCAAGTCTGCCGCGCTGACTGCGGCGGTGGAGTCCTTGGCGAGGACCGCCGTGCCGTTTGCTGACCACGACAACCGCAGCGTCCCGGCCGCAAGCACTTGCAGCATGTACGCGCGCTGGTTGCCTGTGGTGAGCCATTTGCTCAACAGCGTAGAAGTCGCGGCGGGTGTCCAGTCAGCCATCGCCACCTTCACCCTGATGTCGATGTCCCCGGTGATCGATGCCGGCACGCTATCCGGCGTGCTCGCATAGTCGCCCGCCGTGCCGGGCAGCGAGAGGTACTCCGCGGTGTTCGTCCGGCTGAAACTCCCAATCGCGACGACGTTTGAGCCGAGACCCGCCGTGACCCGCCACGGGCCGGATCGGCTCGACACGCCTATCGGAACGACATACCGGCCGACACCCGCACCTGGACTGTTCGGCAGGATCGAGATCGCGCTGCCCCCGCCGTCCTTGATGGACACGGCAGCAGTCGCGGCGTCCGTCACGGTGATGATGAGCCGGTCGAGATCATCCCCCGCAGCACCCCCATTACCGAGCACTTGGCCCACTTGGCCGGGCAGAACGCGCTCGTAACTGGAATTCACGTTTTGATCTCCCTTGCGAATGCTGAGAGGCCGAGAGCCTCGATCGGGTCGCCCCGGAAAGTCTCCGAGCCGATATGGCCGAGCTGGATGCTCGGGTCAAGCCAAACGTCATAACCGGCCGCGCGCACATCCGCAAAAAACGCAATGTCTTCCCCGCGCGGGCCGCGATCCGGCGTTCGGTCAACCCGGAAAATGTCGCGATACTCCTGGCCGTTGAGGTCATCGCGCATCATGGGTTTCGTTGCGGCCACCTTCTCCATGATCTCCCGCTGAATGAGCGTGAAGCCGATTCCCATACTCTCGATTTTTACGCAACCGAGGCCATTCACTTCAACTTGCCCGGGCTCCCCCGCGAGGTTGACCAAAAAGCCGATCGGATACTTCTTGAACGGATACGTCGCGCCCACCGCGCCGAGCACGGCGCCGAAACCGAGAATCCGGATGAAGTCGTCCGGCGACCAGACGATATCGGCGTCGATCCAGAAGAGATGCGTGAAGTCGCTCTTCAGGAACGCCTCCGCCACGGAAGACCGCGCCCACTGCACGACCGAACAGCCGGTCGGCGCTTCGATCTTGAACTTGATTCCTTCCCTGTCGAGCACCCGAACGGTGGCGAGAAGGGAGACGGCCGTCGGCCAAGGCAGGGAGCCGCTGCCGATCGGCATCCCGATCATCACGCTAGGCTTTCGCATAGACGTGCTCCAGCCGCAGGGCCTTTACGACATCGCCGCGGAAAATCTTCTGCCCGACATGCCCCAAGCTGATCGTGGGGTCGAGCCACACTTCGAAGCCCTCCGCCCGGATGTCCGCGAAGAACGCGATGTCTTCGCCACGGATTGCACCGCCTTCTGTGTCGATGCGGAACATCTCCGCCAGAGTTTCGCCGGATGCCTCGTTCCGCACTCGAGGCTTCGCTGCGGCGATCCGCGCAACTACCTCGCGCGTCAGGACGGTAAAGCCGAGTCCGGTTCCTTCTATCTTGACACACCCCAAGGGGTGCATCTCAAATGTCTTCGCATCCGGGTGCCGGATCACGAATGCCGTGTGGCCCTCTCTCTTCAGCGGATACGCCGCGCAAACGACATCCAGCCGGGAGGAGAGCGCCAAGAGGCGGAGGAAATCCTGGGCATCCCACTCGATGTCGCTATCGATCCAGAAGAGGCGCGACGCCTTTCCTTGAAGGAAACGGTGCGCGACGGTCGAGCGGGCAGTCGTGATGACGGATGAGCCTGCAAGCGCTTCGATGTCCAGCGGGATTCCCCGGACGCCGCACGCATGCGCGGTACGCGCCAAGGACATCGCAGTCGGAAATGGAAGATCCCGACTCGCCGGCATGCCGATGCACACCGACAACTCGCCCGGTTTGAAGGCGAGGTCAATAGTACTCATCACAGGTTCGCTCCTATGGTCAGTGGGGTGCTTACGGCGCACCCCGAAGCCGAATTACGTGGCTGAGAACGGAGTCGCAACCGTGCCGGTCGTAAAGCAGGTGACTTTCACGAGCCAAGTGCCGGCTGCGATATCCCACGCTTCGAACCGATCGCCGCGCTTGCCGCCGGTCGTGCCGTCGGTGCCAAGCCACTGCAGCTTGTCGGACGTCGCGGTCGTCTGGAAGGCTTCCGCGCTCGTCGCAACCGCCGTGGTATGCACCATGTCGGCTGATCCGGTGATGACGTCGGCACCGAGAGCTTCGATCTCGATGGTCTGCGTCTGCACGACGTTGTTGAGAACGGTGTACTTGTCGCCGGAGCCGGTCGACTTGGGCAGGGTAAGCACCTGGCCGTCGGTCGAGGCAAGGTTGAGCACAACGATACGACCGGCGTGCTCTTCCGGGGTCAGCGAAATCGCCGCCTCGGTCGCAACGACAATCAACCGTTCGCCGAGGGTTGCCGCCTCGTTGGCGAGACCGGCAGGACTGGATTGACGGGACATGGGGTTTCCTTTTCGTGTGGAAGGAGTATCGGGAGCGGCCGGTTAGCCGCCCCCGTCGATCACTCCAGGCCCTTAGCCCGGCATCACCAACGCAACGCCGCCCTTGTCGTAGGCTTCCGCCACGCCAAAGATGGTGTCCGCGGTAAGCAGCGTCGCCAGGTACTCCTGCTTGTACTGCGTCTGCACGCGCGGGCCGAGCACTTCGGCCAGGATCAGCGCATCGCGGTGCGCCATCAAGCCCACCTTGGCGGTCGTCGCCGAGGTCGGCACGGGGGAGTTGTTGGTCACGTGGACCGACACCCCGTACACATCGCCCAGCTTGCCGTTGCGGATGGTCTTGCCGTCGCCGACGAACGCTTGTTCCGTGAACCGCGCCAAGCCCATCATGATCCGACGAGCCACCGGCGGAAGGACGAGGAAACGATCCGACATCGGAATGTCGTTGTCGTCGAGGATCTGGATCGCGCGCCGAATGCCGGCATCGGTGATCGCAGTCGCGTTCGCATTGCCGCCGGCATCCACGAAGGCGGTCGTGCCGTCACCGGCGATCACGCCCGTGTTCCAGGTCGACGCGCCATCGCCACCGTTCAGGGTGCGCGCCGCGTTGAAGATGGTCGAGTCCTTGATGAGGGCCATCGCGTAGCCCGCATCGTCGGTGTAGAACTTGCGCATCGACGCCAGGGCATGCACCTCGGCGATGTCCTCGATCAAGCGCGAGTACTCGTAGTGCGCCGTGAGGTTGATGGTCACGCTCGCACCGTTGGACGCCTGAATGGTCGTCACGACCGTATCGGCCGCCTTCGCCGACGCACTGCCGCGGCTCGGTTTCGGGAGCTTGATGCTGTCGCCGCGCTTGCCCTTCACGTTGAGTTTGCGAACGAGAGCGGCCAATACCACATTTTTTTTATGCGCGGCTTGAATTTCGTCCATCCACAAGTCGGGCACGAAGCCTGAAGTGGACAGATCGGCTGAGATCACATTATCATCGCCGTAGCTCATTGTATTTCCTCACTATGTTGTGCTGCGTTGGAAAGGGTAGAGCGAAAGTGTCGCGAGCATCGGAGTCTTATCGCCGAACGGCGGGGCCGAATACTGGACCGCTTTCCCCTTCTGCGAACACAACTGCGGGGGCGGGCACGGAGGAAACATCGTCGGAGGGGTGCGGCCTTACCCGACAAAGATTTACTGCTCTAGCGAATTACCTTTGCTACGGTTCCTGCTAGCCGCGA